CTTTTGTTGTTTTATTATCTGTGTAATATCTTATTTCTACATAATCTATATTTTCGTTTTCTATCTCGTTTATTTCCTTGCACAATCTTTTTATCTTTTCTAATTTGTTTATTGCTTCTTCTGCTTCTAAATTTAATTCTATACTTATACTTTCTCTATTATTTTTAGTCACCCTTTATTACATCTCCATTCTCGTCAAATATATATTCTTGTTCATCTGCAAAGTGTTCTTTGTTGTGGCAATCTTTACACAAGCTTTCCAAATTATCTATATTAAAAAATATACTATCATCTTCATAATTGGCATCGGTAACATATTCTTTATGATGTATTATTACTGCCGTGTTATATATTCCGCTTTTTTAAACATCTTTCACACAATCCGTTTGTTAATAATAGTTTTTGCTTTCTTAGCTTTTGCCATCTTTTGCTTTTATACTTCTTTGCTATTTGTGGATTATCTCTATATGTCATAACTATTTAGCTTTCTTTAGATATTTTCTTTTTTGCTGTTTCTTTTTCTACGTTTTTTACTGCAGTTTCTATTTCTTCTATTTTCTCTACTTCTTCAACAAATACTTCTTTAAATTCATTATCTTTTGTCAAAATTTTAAATCTTTCATCTGATACTTCAAACACTTCTCCCTCGTTTGGTATTCTTTGTAATTCTTTATCTTGTACATTTAATTCTTTATATTTGTTTGTTGCTTTTACTAACATTTCTTTTCCCTTCTTTCTTTTTAATCATTTCAAAATCAATTTTTGCACGACTTATATATTTTAAATATATATTATAAAAAGAACAGATATCTAAAATATCTGCTCTTCAGGAGCCTGTGCCACTTTTTTGTTTCGTGACATTTTTACTATTCTTATTATACTATATATTTTTATATAATACTACGACATTTTAACGACATTTTAATGACATTTATAAACTTAACATTTTATTTGTTGCATTTTCTATTATTCTTTGTATATGTCTATTACTTCTTGTTTGATTGAATAATCGAAAATATAGATTATTTCCAATATCTTCTGCTGTCCTTCCGTCTATATAATATGCAATCAATATTTCTCTTTCTTTATACTTTAATCCATCTAGTCTATCTTTAACTAATTCAACTTTCTCTCTTAGTTCTCTTACTTCTGCTTCTAAATCACTTATTTTTTGTTTTGCTGTTTCTCTTCTTTCATCATTTTTTTCAATTTTATCTAAAACTTTGTTGCTTATTTTGTTCTTACTATGTATATCTTGATTGATTCCAAAACTTGATGTTGTACTTGTTTCAAAATCATCGCACTTTAAATTTATTCTTGCTGTTTTTAATTCTTTAAGTTTGATATTTAATTTTGCATTATTTTCTTTATAATTTTTTAACAGATTAATTAACTCTTCTTTATTCATTCGTTCCTCCTAATCTTTTTAAACTTTTATTTTTGTTTTATTTAATTTTATCCCCGGTTTAATTATTTCTTTTACTAATCCTAAATCAAATTTTGTAAAACATCTTTTATATTTCTGTTTTACTTCTTCGTATAAAAATAAATTATCGTTACACTTTTCTATAAATTTATACTTATGTATTATGATTTCTCCGTCTTGTTTTTTCTTTTCTAGTTATATATTTCGGTATTTTCATTTGTATCACTCCGCTTCTTTTTATATTTTTGGTTGTATAAGTTAATCATTATTTTCTATTAATTCTATATCTTTTATTAATTTGGTACCAAAATCTTTATAAGTCTCATATCCCCCTTTATGTCCTGATATTATCCAAAGCTCTTTATACATATTGTTTTTTAATTTCTCTACTAAGTCTTTATCTGTTATGTAACAATAAAAAATATCTTTTTCAATGTTATAATTCGTAACAACACCACTTTGTGTAGGAGTATTTGTTAAATATTCAACTTCTACTTTGTAATAAGTTTTAAACAAATCCTGTTCTTGTGTTACTGCAGTTATCCTTGCCTTATCTTTATCATTGCTTTCTATATAATTTATGTATCCATGTACACTTCCAATAGTTATTGGCATTACAAATAACATTGTTCCAAAAATAAATATTCCTAATATTCCAAATATACTATCATTTTCTTCTGCTTGATACCAACACACTCCTACTAAAATTAACATTACTATTTCTATAAATATAGTTAAAACTATCATTTTCCTTTACCTCTCTTTCAAATATCTATATATTACTCTTTCTACTCTTGCTAGCGCCTCATAATTGCTTATAAATGTTCCATCGTGTCTGTGTCTTACTGTGCTTCTTATTATATTTATTTGCTGATTGTATTCTCTTCTATATATTTCTGCTAATTTGTTTTTGCTTAATCCTGCCTTCCACTTCTCTATTATCTCTTTATCTTGCATACCACACCTCTTTAGATGTAGTATGCTCTTTTTATTTGTTTAATATTTCTTTTGCTTTATTTTCAAAATATTGTTTTATACATTCATCACAAGTCTTTCCGTTTTCTCCTGCATAATTTTTGCATTTTTGTTTTATAAAATAATCACATATAGAACTGTCAATCATTACTTTTACAATTAAATCTATTATTTTTTCTTTCTCGATATTTTTCGCATTAGCTAAATCTAATTGATTTTGTAATATATGTGTATCTCTATCATATTCTTGTTTTATTTTATCTCTCTCGTCTGCTATTTTCATTATTGCTTCAAATAACTTTTTGGATTCACCTTTTAGCTGTTCTGGTTTTAATCCTTGCATTTCATCTAATACCTGTTGTGCTTGTTCATTTGTCATATGATCGTCTCCTCTATTAATTCTAATAACTTTAACCATTGTTGTTTGTCACATTCCATTCCCAAATCTTTTGCGTCTTCTATATCTCTTTCAATTATCTTTAAGCATGATTTTGATAATTTACCGCGTCTTATTTCTTTAGATATATAATTTGTTGTTATTTCTACTATGTATGTCATTCTTCCTAATGCGTATCTTTCAGCTGATATTATTATTTGTTCATAGTCTGTCATAGATTAGTCCTCCAACTTCTTTATTTTTTTATCTAATTGTTTTACTGCTTGTATTAATTCATTAATTTTATTTCTTATATCAATATCTATACATCTTTCTGTATGTTCTTGTTTGTATTCTTCTATATTATCTATATCTATTTCATCTTCTATTAGTTCAAAATCGTTATCTTTTTCTGCAAAAAAACTGTAATCTGGTATAAAATAATCTTCTGTTACTATATCTTTTTTATATAACATTGGCTCATTTGTTATCTCGTTTCTGCTGTATATGTATTCTTCTTTATATAATTTATCAACAAACTTACTTCCTTCTTTTATTTCTCCTTCTGCCATTGCTTGCATTAATTCCCAACCTTTATATGTTTTCCCCATCTATTTCTCCTCTCTTTCTTCTATTAGTTCTTCAAGTGCTAATATTATTGCATCGCATTTTATTCCTTTTTCTCGTATATCAGTATTATATCTATCACTCTCTAAGAATTTTAAATAGAATTTATCACTTAATTTTTTGTATTTTTCTATCTTGTCTTTTACTGTTTGTTTTGATATAAAATCATTGGCTATATTATTTTTTAAAAATTTAGTCATTGTTTTTTCTAGTGCCTTTTCATAATTTTTGTCTAACCATTTTTCATTTATAACAGTATTTATATATTTTTGCTTTTCTATTTCTTTTTTTAACTCTTCATTCTCCTTTAATAGCTCATTTCTTTCATCTGCTATATTACTGTTTTTTATTAATGCTTGTTTTGCTAATTCATTCTCTTTTTGTAGTTTTTCTATTAGTTTTATAAAAACTCTTAAATCTTCTTGAGCTACGTCTATGTATTTGCAATCTTCATTACCATATAATCTGTTTTTCAAATATTCAATAGCATTTTTCTCTTCCTCGTTCATTTATTTCACCTCTTTTGCGTTGTTTATAAAATATTGTTTTAGACATTCTATGCAATTTTTGTTTTTCATACATTCTTCTATTGAAATTTGTAAATAACATCTTGTACTTATATGTGCTTGCTTATATAAGTCTTTTATTATCAAATCTATTATTTTTTCCATCTCAATTTCTTTTTGCTCTAATCTACTGCATTCATGATCTACTGCTTTAAATTCTTCTTTTAGTTTTTTATAATCTGATAGAATATGTTTTATTGCTTTTATTTCTTTTTGATTTATTGTTTGATTTTCTACGTTTTTTAAATAGTCGTTATTTATTTTAATTATACTTTTTAATATTTTTATATCTTCTTCGATGTTATTTTCTTTCATTTAAAACACCTCGATTTCAATTAAAAATAATGCCTCATTATCCTCTTTATCAGTTATATAAACATCTTTTACTATTGCGTTTAATAATTTATCACTTAAATATTTCATTGGTGTACTTTGATTGATTTTAAAGATTGTTTTTAACCCTTTTTCTTTAGTATCTATTACAATATCAAAATCATTGTAATTTGTTATATCTATATAGTCCTTGACTGTTATTTTATCCATCCTAATTCCTCTACTTTCTTATTTATTGCTTGTAATTCTTGCATTGTTATCTCTTTATATTCATCATCATAATCAAAGCATGCAAATGTTTTGTTTTTTCTAAAACTGATAAATTTTCCATTTTTTTCATTATAGTAATCTATATGGTCTAAATAGTCATATCTATAATATCCTAGCTCTTTAAACATCTCATCTGCTGTTTTTTCTTTGTAACCTTCCATTGGTATTATTGCAATTCCGTCTTTCATTCTAATTATTTCATGACCATTAATTATAATTTTATTTCCTTTCACTATGTATCACTCCTCTCGACCATTTCACTTATTGTACTTGTATCTTCTAAAAAGTTGTGTATATAATTTTCAACTTCGTTAAACTTATTGTTTATTAATCTTTTTTCTATCATTTCGCAAGCTGTACTTGATATATCTTTGTGATGTTCTAAATCTTTCGCAATTAATACTGTTAAATATCTAGCAAACTTTTCATTCATTATTCATCTTCCTCCAATAATTCTTTTATATCTAAAATTACAAGTCTATTTAAAGTAAATGTACATTCTTCAAATGTCGCTCTTGTAAATAATCCGTTTTGACCTTCCGCCAATACATTCCAAAGACTTGATTTATTATCAAAATATATTGTTGTACAATTATAGTTTTCTTTTAAGCATTTTAATAAGTTTTTTTCTTCTTTCATTAAATATTGTTTCATATCTTATTTACTCCTCTCTTCTTCAAGCATATTCATATATACTTGCTTTTCTTCTATTTGCTCATTTAAGCTTTGTTCTAATAATTTTATTTGTGTTTTTCTTTCATCTTTAACTATTGTTATTATTGTTAAAGATATTAGTATTGCTATAATACATATTGTTTCTCCAACAAATTCTATTGTTTTATTCATATCTATTCTCCTACTAATAATTCTGGATTATCGTATATATTCCAAAATTTATTTGCACATATACAACTACATTGAGATATTGACAATTTATATTTTTGGGATAGTTCTTTTAATAATAACCCGTTTTTTCTATCTTTTCTTATATTTTCTGCTATTTCTTCTGTAATTTTGGCTTTAGGATTATTTACTTTTGAAAATCTAGCTCTTGCTTTTCTTCTTGATAAATCACTAGTCATTTTATTATTGAATTTATAAGAATGTATTACATTTTCTTTAGCTGTACACCATTCAAGATTTTCCAATCTATTATCATCTCTAATTCCGTTTTTATGATTTACTTGAGGTTTATTTTCTTTATTTTCAACAAATGTTGATAAAATCATTCTGTGTACTAATCTTTTATATCTTTTGTTATTTATAATTAAAAAAACATATTTATATCCATCTTTATCTTTATATTGCTTTATTGTTTTCAATTTTCCAGTATGATTATAATTAAAAGAACAAACTTCTCCACATTTATTAACTCCATATTTAGGAAATTCTTTACATTCAACCCATTTATCCTTTATTTCTCTATTCATCTTCTCCTCCTACTTTATAGCAATTAGCCTCTATCTGTTCATGAGTTAAAATTTTTATAATTTCAATTTGTTCTAAACTATAATAATTTCTTTTCCGCTTCTTGCATCCTTATATATTCTTATGAATCCTTTGCCTTGATGTTTTAATCCTCTTAATCTATAAATTATTAAATCTCCAGATTCTATTAAATCTTTTAGTTCTTTACTGTGTTTTACTATTTTGTCTGAAACCATGTATTCTCCTCCTGCATAAGTTATTACTTTATTATCTCTAATTTCGCAATCTGTCTCCTTATAGATTTCTCCACTTTTAGTTCTAATATAATCTCCTACTTCGATTTTATCTTCCATTTGCTCCACCTACTTTTCTGGCATTTCATATACACCAAACATGAAATCGGCTCTTATAAAGCTTCCCGCCATTGTTTCTTGTACTTCTGAATTTACGCATTTAAAATAATTAAATATTGAATTGTTTTTTAATATTTCTTGTAGCACTTCTTTTGCTCTTTCTTCTGTTTCATATGCTCCTATATCTACATAAGAATTGTTGCAATCTTCATATCTTATCCAATATTTTTTGATTGTCGCTGGTTCTCGTATTATGTATAGTTGTAAAATATTATCAAAATTAATAATTCTATTTTTATCTTGACTTACTATTATCATCGTTTACCTCCGTTTCTAGCGTTTTGAACTAGTCTTTTAATTATGTTTGTATAATATCTCTGTTCTGGTCTCAACAAGTCTGCAAACTCATCTAAATCATTTAGCTCTTTTTCTTGTTTATTTGTTTTTTTCTCTATCTTAAATAGATCATCGTTTAATCCGTGTAATTTTCGTGTCGCTATTATTTCCTCATCTGTTAAATCACTCATAACCTTTTACTCCTTTTTGTTATTTTTCTTAAAATAAGGACATCTTTCTTTTCTACAATATATCCTTTTCAAAACTTTGCATCTATAAACATTATAAAATTTGCAATCTTTTCTTATCATTTGATTTTAGAACCTCCCTAAAATCTCATATGCTATTAATCTATGCGTTTTTTCGTTTTCTTCCAAATCACAATCTTTCGTATGACTTTTAAATAATCCTAATCTGTATAATCTGTTATGTGCTTTCCATTCTTTTATCCAACTTTTTATCGTCCTTTTACTTCTAAAACCAGTTTTGATCATAAACATATTTAATATCATTTGCATATATGCTGCAGAATGAACCTTATATGAATCTAAAATTCTTATATTTCCTGCGTCGTATTCTATATTCACTCCTAAAATTCTTATTTTTCCCATTATTCTTCCGTTCCTTTCTTCTTTTTTGCACATTTCAAATCTTCTACTGCTTTGGGAGTATACTCTCGTGTTTCTTGATTAGTTTTCAATGTATCAATATTCTTTATTACCTGCTTCGTTTGTGCAACTATTCCTTTCTTTATGTACTCGTCTGTATATCCTTTTAAAGTCCTTACTAAATCCAATTTATCCTTTAAAACTCTTCTTTCTTTTCTCGTCTTTATAATAGCTTTAGATACTTTCATTATCTCTATTCCATTTAAATTTCCCAACTCTAATTCATGTAAATAGTCTGATTGTTCCGCTTCTTTTATGCAAATTTGTCTTTCTATTTCTTTCTTACAATCATCTAAATTCATGAATAAATTTTCTATATCTTGTAACAATAATTTAACTTCTTTCATGTCATCTAATTGCATTTTTGTTCCTCCTTTGTTTTTTTATTTTTCTAATTGTTTTATTGCTTCTTTTATGCACTTATTACATAATGCAACCGTTATATTTCCACATTTTGTCAACGAATTAGGCAAAACTGCTAATCCTCCGCTTCTGTCAGCTTGTTTTTTATCTAATCTTATTTCTGAACCACAGTAATCACAAATATAGTACTCATATAACTTCTCTGCTCTTCTGTTGACAACGCTGTTCTTCTCGTCAAAATGTTGCATTTTTATACGTTTTTCTGGTTCTCTTCTGTATTTTATTACTGTCATATTTAACATATTTACACCTCTAATCCAATCTTGGAATATGATTCATATTTTTTTCTAACATTATCTGCTCAGCTTTCTTGATGTATGCTATATATTTTCTTTTTTGTTTATTCAATTGTTTGGTTCTTGATTTACAATCATTTAAGCTATGTGTTACTAGTTTTAATTCTTCTTCTATTTCATCACAGCTCATATTTCTTAGTTCTCTTGCTAATCTGTAACCAGCTTTGCTAGAACTATAAATTACAACCCTTTCTTTTTTTAGCTCACTTATTCTACTTCTTACTTCTCTATCAGCAAGCCCTGTTTTTTCTACTAATTCTTTTCTTGTTGTGTATCTTTCTGTTGATAAATAGTCTTTTATATTTATTAACTTACTTTTCATATGTTTTTACCTCATTATTAAAATATTTTCATTAATTCATTTCTTAATTTGTTTTGTGAATCTTCTTGCATTTTGTTAAAATCTTCTTCTGCTTGACATTTTCTTATCGAATCGATTATTCCAAAACCGTTTTTCGATTTGCTCTTTATATTTATTAAATAAAATAATATAAATGTCTTTATCTTTATCTATTATGTCTGCGGTATCTACTACTATTTCTACTCCGCTTTTTACTACTATTTGTACTACTGCTTATACTACTATTTGTACTTTCAAAATTGACAGTACAAATTTTATACTTGTTTGGGCTTCCTTTTTTACCTTTTTTGTATTCAAAAAGTCCCGCTTCTATTAATTTATCTCTATATGATATAAAAGTTGCCTCACGTTTTACATCTAAGAGTGCCATCAATCTGTAGTTATCTACTGTAATCCATTCGCTCCACCTAGCCTTATTGAATAGTCCAATTAATTTGTACCATAGCAATTGAGCTACATTTGGCAAATGATTAGTTTCGAGCCACTTCTCGAAAGCATTTATTAATTCTATGTATGTCATTTTATTTGTCCTTTCGTAAAATAATGCGAGGGATAAACTCTGTCTACCCCTCGCTGCATTTTTCTTTATATTCTTGTATTATTGCTTTTTGTATCTTTTCTCTAATTTCTGAATTAATTGGATGTGCTATATTAAATATTCTTCCTTCTCTATCTCTTCTGATTGGAAATGAAATAAATATTTCATCTCTTCTTTCTACTATTTCTATTCTATTAATACAAATAGCATCATCTAACACAATGCTAGCAACAGCTTTAATCGTTCCAGCATTTTTTGTTTTTCTTATTTCAATACTTGTTATTCTCATAACTGTTCCTCCTCCAAATAATTTTTCTTAAATTCTTTCATGAATAATTCATGACTATATGTATTCTCAAATATTATTTGAGCCTCTTTCATATACTTAGCTCTTAACTTAATATCTAAATCATACTTACTGTGACATTCTCGACAAACCGGTATAACTAGTCCATATCTCATGCTCATTTGTCTATTACTTCCTTCAAACACTTCATTTAAGTCATCTTTTTTCTTTTGCTTACATATATAGCAGATTTTTAAATTGTCTGTTATAATACTAAATCTGTTATTTTCTAATCTTTTTAGTTTATTTGATTTTTTCTTTAGTTCTTTTACTTGCTTATACTCTTTGTATTTGCAATCTTTGCATTCTTCATATTGAATTTTCTTTTTCTTCTTTGTACAATAAATATATTTTTGATAGTCTTTTGTTCTGAATCTAAAATTTATACATTTCATATAATTTGCTCTCATTTTCTTGATTTTCTAAGTTTATTTTGATATAATTAATTAGAAAATCATATATTTATGTATTTATGAATTTTTAGAAGTTATTTTGGTTTGCAGACTTGATAACTTCTTTTATTTTGTCAAATCTATCTACAATGCTTCCCTGTCCTTTTTCATTTATTATTTTTTGAATTGCATTAAAAGTATCTTCGTATTCACTATTCTCGAATCTTAATTCTTGATTAGCTTCTTTTGCTGCTATTAGTTCTTCTAATTCATTGTTCTTTGAATCTAAATTTTCATTTACTCTTAATAAATTTATTATTGAAATAATTATAAGAAGTGTATCAATAATATAAATTATACTTATTATTAATTGCATATTTTCTCATCTCCTTTCCTAAATATTTTTTAATATGTATATAATGCTAATTAATAGCAATACATAAACTAAATTCATTATCATATTCATTGTTATTACTTTTGATAATGCTTCTGCTACTGTAAACATTACAAATATAAATGCTAATGCTATGATCCAAAATATAATTTCTCTAGTTAAATTTTTCATATTTGACTTCTCTCCTTTCGTTTATCTTTTGAAGTTCTAAAAGTATTAAATACTCTATACTTGTTTTTGCATTTGTTTTTGGATTTATCCCCATGTCATAAAGCCTTACTGCTGTTTTATCAGCTAATTGCTTTGTTCCTGCGCTATCTAGTCGCGGGAAACCTTTTGTATTAAACATATCTCTTGCTTTTTGCTGGCTGATTCCTCTTATTTGGGCATAGACTTCTGGAGTGATTGTATCTGGTGCATCTTCCCATTTCATTGTTACTTCCTTTTTTACATTCATTTTTTCATCTCCTCTCTTCGTATCGGTTCGTGGTTATTTTTTTGTGAATTTGTTTGCATCTTCATTTAAAACATTTATTATTGATGAAAATTCTTCAACATCTAATTTTCTTTTATCATTTAGAGATGCATTTAATTTTGGTAAAGCAATTCTTGCTTGCTCTGAAACCCAAGTTTGACTAATTCCATTTTCAATT